AGCCCAGCAGTTTGTGTTCCAGTTCCTGATAAATTAGCTCTTGCTGTACCTAAAGCTCCACCACTAGACCATGCTGCTGCTGTAATAACGTTTGTTGATGATGTAAATTCTTCTGTGTTTGCAAGTTCAGACCCATCTGCTTTACCTCCACAAGCTACGGCTGAAGCTTGAGTTCCAAATCCTCCAAGTCTTCCTCTTGCTGTAGCCATGTCTCCTGTTTCAGACCAAGTGGTCCCATCATATTTTTCTGTTTTTGTTGAATTAGAAGGTTCAAGACCACCAAATGCTAAAGCAGATGAACTAGAAGTACCTGATCCTCCCAGTAATATTCTTCCTGTATTCATACTACCACCTGTTGTCCAACTTGATCCATTATATTCTTCTGTTGCTGCTGTAACAGGAGTAGGGCTAGATATATAACCACCAAAACCTAATGCTGAAGTTTGAATTCCTGCTCCACCTAATTGAGATCTTCCTGTGCTTAAAGCTCCACCCTCTGACCAAGAACTACCATCATACTCTTGTGTTTTTGTTTGTATACCAGGAGCTACATCTCCACCAAAAGCAAGCCCTGCAGTTTGTGTTCCACACCCTGACAGATAACCTACCGCAGCCGCTAAATTTCCCCCACTTGTCCAACTAGTTCCACCATATTCTTCTGTAGCATTTGTAACGGGTGGTATGTTACCACCAAAAGCTAAACCAGCTGAGTTTGGTCCACATCCAGCCGCAGAAATTCTTACTTGACTTAAATCACCACCAGTTGCCCAACCAGAACCATTATATTCTTCTGTTGCATTTGTATCACCATGACCAGCAAAAGCTAAACCCGTGGTGCTTGTACCACCAGCTGCTAATCCTCTTCTTGCTGCATTTAAATTTGCACTACTTGCCCATGCTTCACTAATACCTAATCCTCTAATAGATTGAGTGGTTGTGTTATACCACATTTGTCCATCAATAGAATCTGATGGGTCTGATGATACAGACTTAATTTTCTTTCCGATTATTTCTTTATAAGTAGACATTTATTCAGTCTCCTTAATTATTCTTCAAGAGCCAACCTTGTGTACTATCTACATATACTAAAGTATTTGCTGCTCTTTCTGTTGAAACTGTTAATGGATCTGTTGACCCTGCAATTTTCTCTGTTCCGTTTTGATCAATTGTTAGAGCATTTGAATCAAATGTTCCTGCATAATCTATAAAAGATATTTCATCTCCAATATTACCTGCAGGTAAATCCATTTCTATTGCACCACTTGTAGTATTAATAAAATATCCTTCACCAGCCACAGCTGTAAAACCAGAAGTTTTAACTGCTTGCCAAGAAGTTCCGCCTGATACTTCAGCAAATGATAATTGTCCAACACCTGTTGCGCCTGAACCTGTTACAGAAGCTACTTTTAAAAACCTGTCTGCTGTTACGTTTCCAGTAGGAAATTTAAGTTCATACGACTGCCCTGAGCTATGCGCAGGTGACGTAAGTTTAATTCCGTGGGAGTTATTTTCACAATTAAGCTGAATTGAACCTGGGTTTGTTGCACCCATTGCTTCAATAACACCCGTTCCTTTTGGTCTTAAACGTAAGTTAAGGTTTGAATCATCTCCAACTGCACCAACCTGTGCACCAGAACCAGTTGCAGCATTTGTAATATCTATATGGTTTACTGCAGAAGAAGTAGTTTCAAAAATTAATTGTTCTGCTCCATTTTCATCTCTAATTCCATGAGCATCATCGAAGTCTATCATGAAAGAATTAGTATCTAAGTTACCACCTAATTGTGGTGTAGTGTCATCAACTAAATCACTAGCTAATGAGATTGTAGAAATATTTGGATTAGTTCCATCATCTGCTTTTGCATATGCAATTACAGTTTTACCGTTCGCAACTGTAGCAGAAGTTCCTGTGCCTGTTGCATATTTAAATACAACGTTCTGTGATCCAGAAGTTGCATTTTTTAAAAAATAAAAATTTTGTACGTCTGTTGGTATTGTAACATTTCGTGAAGCTGTAAGAGATCCTGTAAATTCTAAAACTCTGTGTGCAAGAGTTGCACCTGTATTTCCATCCGTAACAGAAAGAGTTGTGTCCCCTGAATCAGAGACAGCCTGAGTTGTATAACCACCAGCTATTTGTTCAATAATTTGTAAATTGGTATTTGTTTTATTACCCCAAGTTCCAGCATTTTCACCGGTTGCTTGAATTTCGATCCCTAAGGGTGTGTATGTTGATGCCATAAATTAGTTTCTCCTATGCAGCGTCACTATAACTTGTATTTGATCCAGTTGCAACATCCGAAATTGTGCTATTCGAACCCGTTGAAACATTACTATATGATGTATTTGAACCAGTGTCAACATCGCCATATGCAAAAATATCTACAGCTCCTACACTAAATGATGCAGATAATCCATCAAAACCAACTTGCATATCTACAACAGATATTGAACCAACGCTAGCACTAAATGATACACCAGATATTCCTAAAGTCATATCATTAGGATCTAGTGCTCCTACACTAGCTGTTGCAGATAATCCTGTAGGTAAAGCTACGGCACCACCTAATCCAACTATTGATCCTAATTGAGGTTCTATTGAAAGACCAGATAATATAGCTGTATTATTTGGTGCAACTGCCGTTCCTAAAGATGTAGATAATGAAAATCCTGTAACATCAACTTGGTTACTAGAAGATGCAATTGCAGTTCCTTGAGCAGAAGTTATTGATAAACCTGATGGTTGAACAGTGTCGTTTGGTGCAATCGCTGTTCCTTGACTTAATGTTGCTTCTTGTCCAGTTAAACCAACTGCCATATCTGCAACTGTTACTGATCCTATTGAGAAGGATGCGGATACTCCAGACATTGCAACATTAGCATCTGACTCAACTGCTAATGATCCTGCATTAAATGATGCTGAAACTCCAGACGGTTCTACAACTGCAGAACCAATTCCTGATAAAGAACCTGCACTAGCTGAAAATTCTACACCACTAATATCAAAATTAGGACTTAAACCAATTGTAATTGCAAACTCACCCCAAGCACCTTGACCGTAGGTATTATTACCCCAGCCTTCTATACCCATGCTTGAAGTTATTTCTTGACCTGTTAAAGAAACTGTTACGTCGTTAAGATCTCCCCAAGACTGTTCATTCCAAGTCTTGGCTCCCCAACCTGCTCCAAACTTTTGGCTTTCGTTCCAATTAGCTTGGCCCCAGGTGAACCTGCTCCATCCTGAAGATACCGACATGGTCGGCCTCCTATGCTAATCTAATGATTGCTGCTGTAGCTGATGCTGTTGGAAATTCTATTTTAAAAGTTCCATTACTTGCTGTTTTGTCACCGCCAAAAGCTATAACTGCAACAGCATCTGTTGTGCCTGAGCCACCATTTGTTGTTGTGTTATAAATTATTGCACCATTTGCAGTGAAAGATGCAGATGAATAAGTTACATCTGCGAAATCTGTAAATGCAGTTGTTGAAGACAATGAAACTCCAGAGTTTGTAAGAGTTGCACCACCTGGTTGATATGCAGTTCCAGATGTATTTGTAATTTCCTCTGATGTTGAATAGTCTGTTGTAGCAGCACCTAAAGAAGCACCACTATCAAATAAGGCTATTTTAAAAGTGTGACCACCTGATGATTCAAAACTGTGTTTACCTTGTAAAAGTTCTTGTTTAAAACTTGAACATATTGCCGATGTTATTGCCATAATTTTCTCCTACGGGTTTACTGAGTTTACCGGTATTCGAACAGTGCCATCTGTATAGTCATCTCTTCTTCGTCTACCGACTTGCTCGTTAGCAAACTTCTGTACTTCTTCTTTATATTTATTTTCATATAAAGTCAACATGTCTATCGGACCTTTTAAAAACGCATATGCCTCTGATAGACAACAATATAATAGCCCATTTGGAAAATTAAGACTGATATAATTAGTATCATTATTTTCCAAAAGATCAGGCATTTTATTAAAATGAACTCTAAATCTGTAAGTTGTATTTGGCGTAGGGGCCACAATTATTCTACCTGATGTAGTGTCAGATTCTCCTGTAGCACCACCAAACATAGCATAATATTTAGGTTGACCTTGAGCAGCGGAGGTTCCGGTTACATCCTGATACTCTTGTAAATAAGTTACATCTTTTTTTTCTAGCCATCTGTTAGCTCCCGTAATAGCTGATCCGTTTGTATCGTAAACTTGTATACCTCTAATAAATAATGCACCTGCTGGAGCGTTTATAGATTCTTGTCCAGCAACAAAATTACCTAATTGTTGTTTTCTATCTGCATCGATAGGAACATCTCTAAATATTCTATACTGTGCATTTAAAATAATATTTTCTAAGACAGAGTCTGTTAATACGTTTGAATCTGTTTCAGTATAACTTTTAATTTGTGTTTTTAATCCTGATGCACTTAATCCAGCCATTATTTAGACTCCTCATTATGAATTGGTGTTTCTGGTTCTGGCATATCTTCATATAATTGAAGATGCTCATCTTTTTCAGGACAACTACATTGTTTAATTCTAAATAATTTACAAATAAAATTTTTTAATTTTTTTATCATGCTTCTAAAGTTACTGGTCCTGCAGACACAGTTGGTCCTCCTGAATCTTCTGTTATACTAGGAGTTGCACCTAGTGTAAACGTATATTTATCTGTTGTAGTTACTGTTATACTAAATCCTGAAGAATTTTCATAAGTAGTAAAAGCTACTCCTCCGGGACTACCTTGAACATTTCTAAATCTTACAGTGTTACCGGTTGTTCTTCCATGATTAGGTTCTGTTACTGTAATTGTTTGTGAAGAAGATGTTATAGAAAAAGGATTATTACCTAACATTGCTGCAACAGCAGGTTCTGTTCTTCCTGGTCTTACATTTCTTAAAGATATAGAATCACCGTTCATAGGTTTTGGTTCTAATTGTGGTTGTTTTGGTTCAAACTCTGATACATGAACAAAAGAACCGTTCCATTCTCTAACCATTTCTTTGTATGGAAACTCCATACCAGATCTATCTGATATTGCTTTTGCGTATTTACCTGTTGCGTACTTTGCCATTATGTTCCTGGGTAATATGCTTTAGGAGTAATGTAAGTGCTAGATGCAGAACCATCCTCTGCTAGTGCTCTTGCAAACTCATCTTCATAAATTAATTTTGTTGCTTGAGTCATTTGTGGCATATATTTCATAGACAAATAATAAGCTAATCCAGATACCATACAAGGCACAAATCTAAATGGAACATCTGCTGCATTAGTATAATCACCTACATCTTGTATTCTTTTTATATAATAAAAATGCATATCTTTAGATGCATTAGTTGAGTCAGGTGTTGGATAAATATGCACTCTAACTTTATCAATAAATCTTTCTACCCAATATTGATTAGGTGTGCCTTTAGATAATTTATTGGAAAAACCTGCATAAGTAGATCTATCTACTTTTGTCATTGGTGAATCTGATTGATCTGTTGAAGTTCTATTAGATCTTAATTGTGCTTCAAGAACATCTGACATTCCATGAACATTTGCTGGTGTAGAGACAGCACTTGTGCCATCATCGCTGGATCTAAAAAAATCATAATCTGATTGACCTTCAATTAAATCCATATTGAGTTCATCTACTTCCCAGTAGTGAATACCTCTATTACCCCATTCTTGAAGTAATATATTTAAAGTTCTTCTAGCATTTTTTAATTGGTAACCTGCAACATTTTGTTGACCGATACGCTCAAAAGCTTCTTCTACTATTTCATCAATAGCAAAATTTTTATCGAACGTCGCTGTCCCCGAAGTGGTATTAGCCATTTAACCTCCTAGCCGTCGAAGTATACAGATAAACCTACTACTGCTCCTGAAGTTGCTTGCATAGTGCATCCACTGTCAAAAAGAATTCCATCATCAGGTATATAAGGATCTATAAGATCATCTCTTACATATTCTGTGTGTAGAGTAGTTCCAGTATTACTTCCGTTTTTAAAATTAATGTGTCCAGCTGCTGCTCCATTACCACTCATTCCTCTAATTCTAGTTCGTCCTGCAAATAAAGTCCCTGAAGCTGCACCTTCTTTAACTCCTGCGGATATGTCTGTAGTAATACTTCCACTGGCAGTTATACTTGTAACTGTTAAAAAAGTTCCAGATACAGTTACTGTGCCAGCATTTGGTCCAGTAGTTGCACCACTTGTCTGAGCATCTCCATTTGCATCTGTTCCAACAACTACAAAAGTTATTCCACTATTATTAGCAGTAGAAGTTATAGTAATTTTTTGTGCATTTACAAACTCTCCAACATCTATGTTTAAAGAGGTAGCTGTGCCTGAAGCAGAAACCATAGAAGTATGAGTTCCTTGTACAAATCGTTTTGATTTTATATCTGTTGCCATATTTTGTTTCTCCTTAAAATTAAATGTGGGGCCGAAGCCCCACACTAATTATCTATTAACTTAAATTGTTATTTTGTAAATACAATACAGTTGCAGTCGCTGCACCAGCAGTAGCTGCTGTACCTGACTGGTTGTATGTAGCTACAACACTAACATCAGAAGTTCCAATATCGATTAAGTTTCCGATTTGAGATACATCTGAAGTTGCTAAAACTCTAGCTAGTGATCCTGCTGCTAAAGCGTCAGCAAATTTATCAGCTGTAGTTCCATCTCCAAAATCAATAGTGTTAGCAGATCCTGCATCGAAAGCAGTTGTAACATCTAAACTGATTTGAAAGATTTGGCTATTTGCTGGTAATGTTGCAATAGTAGTTGTACTACCATCTGCACCAAAAGCAATGTTAGCTGATTGAGCCATTAGTGCGAACCCTGTGTTTGCACTTGCCCCTTCTCTTATCGTTCCCGCTTTTACTGGTCCCGAAAATGTAGTTGTTGCCATAATTATCCTCCTAGTTTTCCGAACGTAGTCTCTAGGCCGTCGACTATACTCGTCTACGTTCTAATTAATTGTATAGTAATTATTTTATATACTAGTTTTTAGTAGAGCGCAAGAGAGCCTGTAGTGTGAATTGAATTTATTCAACGATGTAGCTTTTTTATTAAGTAGCTACAGAAACTTGAGGAGCCGCATCTTCTATTCTGTTTTTCATATGA